GGGCTACTACTTTTTGCGATCTATAGCCTCGGTGTTTACGCGCCTGTGTCATTTACTTTTACTAGCTCTGTTTGAGGAACCCAGTAAGCCGTATTACGGCTGGTAGTTTTAAGATACAGGTCGTCCTTGCAATAACTAACCGGTAGCCAACCCTGGATTACAAACGGGTTAGAACCTGTAACCAGGATGACCCGATCACTGTCCCTATCGTTTTCCTGAATTATCAGGTGCCCAGTGTTTATCTCTGTGTGCTTTACCTCCCAGTCTGGGGCTATGTCTGGGTCGTCTTTATAGCTATCCACGCTAGGGACAAAATCCGGCACTTTAAGCCATTTAGCAGCTGCAATTTCAGCGCACGCACCTAACCAATTAAGCTTTAAAATATAATCAGGCGTTAGGTGATCACTTGCGTATTTATGCTTGTAGCCTGCCTTATCTGCGTTAATCATACGAGCCATAGCGGCCTGCAGGCCCATTTGTACCTCGCGCTCATTGAGCAGTATTTCTATACTCATTTAGGCCTACAATCAGCGCATAACCATACCGACATCTCTAACGCCATAATGCCACCGGCTTTACTAGTCTGCCTATTGCAACCGTCGCATACCTCGGTTTCATCTATAACCGCGTTGCCGTTTCTATCTACCTTTAGGGACATATTGCCAGGGTAGATAATCTCCATGCCTGCCATTAGTTCACCCAAGTAGGTGGGCACTGGTCTTTACGGTCTTTGCTAGGGCATGACCAACATTTGTAAGGCTTACCGGCTTTTGATATGCCAGTTTTAAACTCCATATAGCCATGCTTACAACTAGGGACAGCCTCACCGCCTAGAGTGTCTGCGACAGTGCCTACAGCGTCTTTAATGGTCCAGGGGTCTACCGGTGCAGCTGGTGCAGCTGATCTGCCCATGAGGCTATTACTGACTGACTTAATCAGCTCTACCGTATCCTGCACAGCTGTTAGCTGGGCTTCAAAGTCTGCCTGATCTACTGCGTATATGTTGATTAGGTCGCCGTTAGGCATTTTAAAATTAGCTTGCAATTTAGTATCTACGTTATTAGCCATTTACTTTACCGTCCATTTCTAATTGTATTGGGGCTACTGCTTTTACCTGATCTTGCAACGACCACCTGTAACCTTCGTGCGTAGTCGTATTTGTAAAGGTTGTTACCTCTAGTGCGTGAGCTTGGCAGTAGTGCCGCTTTTGCCCATGACTTTTAGGGTTAACGCTGGTGATAGTAATACTGGCCTCAGTCATAGCTCGATCGTGCCAGACGTTCTTTACTCGGCCCCATTGTGTTTTGCAGTAATCGCACCAGATACCAGGCTCAGATTTAGTTATCATTTAACAGCTCTTAAATAGCCTGGGTGTCTACGCATACTTTGTAGCTCTTTTTTTGCTGTGTTATATCCTCTTGACCAAGCCAGTACAGCTACGCCAAAAGTAATAACGCCATAAATAACCAACATATAGATAAACGCTAAATTACCTGCCATTTTTTCTAGTCCTTTCTAGTCCGGATTTTTAATTATACGCACACCTGCCCAGAATTAGGGTTTAGGCGGCGTGTCGGGCTTAGGTTTAGACTTGAGGCCGTTGCCTGCTAGCACTCCACCCAGTGAGCCGGTAAGAAAAATAGCCAGGGTTTTAAGTAGGTCTATAAAAGCAGCGTCATTAGGAGCCTGGGCATTTAATGGCTGAGTTACAAAGATCAACGCGTAAGTAATACCTAAAGTAACCAGCACAAAGCAGGCAGCTAGTGAACCCCCAATAATTAGAATTAACCTGGCGTGTATATCCTCAGGGGCTAACCTGCGTGCCGGTCTATCCATTGTACGACTGTTTAACGAGGTCCTTAGTGCAGACTCCAATAGGGATACACGCCGGGGGCTGGCACTCTTTGAGTTTCCAGTTTTTGTACTCTTGGCAGGGGTATCTTGTCCAGCCGTCATAACCGCACCCAGTTAGTAAAACGCTTAGGCCTAGCCCTATAAGCCATAAGCGCACTACCGACCTAGAGGGTCTTTAGGATTTAGGTAGCGATAGGCAACAGGTAGCACAGCTGCTAATCCTGCTTTAAGCAAAAGGCTAGGGTCAGTAATGCCAGACATATAACAGGCTACGGTTGCAGCTACAAAGCTACGTAACCAGCTACCGCCGATTTGTTGAGCTACTTTTAGGCTGTGTCTATTCATCTTTAACCAATCCGAGCTTAGCTATAAGCTCTTTTGTTTGTTTAGGGTTTAACGCTATTTCAAAGTGCATATCGTCTTTTCTTAGCCTGTACGTACCGCCCCACTTACAGCCGTACTTAGCAGCTAAAGCTATGCACTTAGCAGCGTCCTCAGGGCTAAAAGTATTTTCCTTGCCTAAAGGGTGTTTAGTCGCGTTTAGGTCTATAGCTGTGCCGCTACTGTGATTACTAAGGCTGTCAGTCGTCCCGCGTATCATGCGGAAACAGTAGCCCCAATCGTCCAGCGTGCCTTTGTCTATCGGCTCTATCGTTTCGTGAAACTCCGACGCAAGGCCAATAAGAAGCGGTGCCACCTTTTCAGCACACCGTATTTTAAGATCAGTGCCAGGTACCTTAAAAGATTTAATGCCAATTTCTGCAGGGTCCTTACTGGCAGGCCAACCGTTAGAGGATTTTAATATGCTCGGCATTACTGCACTCCCAGCGATAAGTATTAGTATTTAAGATTAACTCAGGGTGGCACTCAGGACTAGGTGCTATAAAAGCGTTTGCCTCAGCGTCAAAAGAAAATCCAACTCCCGCATAATTAAAACGGTAATTCCCGTTATAGCTTGTCCGCTTGCAGATTTGATTTCTAAAATTACCGTACCAGGTTTCCGGGTCTAAACCCTCTATAAGTTCAGTTTCATCTATGCCAGGAATTACCTCAGTAACTACGTTATTTTCGTTTAAAAATGCGTAATGCGCCATTATGCCCAGCTCACATTTCCGGTACCGGCCGTAATAGTAGTTACCTTGTAGCTGCCGTCTGTTGCCGTTGAGCCGGTTAACCCTGCGCCTATTGTTATTGTTCCTTCGCTTGTTAAATATCTTAAAATGACAACGCCGCTTCCACCGTTACCTTGTGCAGCGTAACCAGAACCACCACCGCCGCCTAAATTAACAGTCCCGTTTGCACCAGAGCCTCCTGCACCGGTACCTCCAGCACCACCACCACCAGAACCACCACCGCCTGCTATACCGGCTTCAGATGAACCTCCTCCACCGCCTCCTCGAGTTACCGAGCTGCCTGTAATAGAGGTTGCAACACCAGAACCACCGTCGCCGCCGTTTGCACCGTTATTAGTACCTGCAGTCGAGGCACCGCCACCACCGCCACCACCAGAAGTAAGCGAGCAAGCCCCGCCGTCCCTGCCTTGGTTTGCGGTTCCGTTTCCTTTAACTCCGTTAGTTGCTTGACCACCCGCGCCGCCGCCGCTTCCACCTGAACGACCGTCAACTACCCCAGCAGTCCCCGAGGAAGTACCTCCACCACCGCCTGCCGTAGAAGTGATAGTAGAAAAACTACTATTAACTCCGTTATTACCGGCACTGGTACTGCCACCGGCACCATTACCACCAGCACCAACTGTTACTGAATAATTAACATTTTTACTAAGTGTTAAAGCTGTTTCTAAAGTACCACCGCCGCCGGTTGCTGTAACCGTTGAACGTAAACCGCCTGCACCCCCGCCGCCGCCTCTACCATAAGCACCGTAACCGCCTCCACCTCCACCAGCCAAAACCAGGTAATCACAGGTTACTATTGGTAAATCTTGAAAGCTTACCGCACCGGCTGATATTGCACCGATCATTAGGCTATTGACCCAAAAATGCGCCAAGTGTTAGCAGCTACTCGCACACATTGGGCTACCTTATGCGTAGCCAAAGTAGGCGCGGCTGATACTGCACCGGCTGACGTAATAGTTACACCGCTACCAGCTGCAAAAGTTAGCAGCCCTGCACCAGTGTTAATAAAAGTAATTGCGCTGCCTACTGCAGCAGCAGTCAAAGTGCTGTCAGGTGCAATAGTTACCGTTTTAGTTCCAGCGTTGCTAGTCTGAATTAGCACCTGGTATAAATCGTCATTGTCTACCGTATAGGTAGCACCTGACTCAGTTGTAACCGTAAAGGCCACTAGGCCGTTAAACATAGCTGCGCTAAGTACGTCGCCGGTTGCAGCCGGAAAACCTGTAGCCATTATTTACCTCTTTCGCTGTTAGTAGGATAATACATTTATACCTAATTGTCCGTAATTAGCGTTACCAATTATAAAAGATTCTATAATCGGCTCTAACGTAACAAAAGTAGTAGACCAGCGCGTAGGGGTTATATTGTAACTTACGCCGAATATCTGCAAAGTTTTATTTAGGGTGCTAGTGCCTACGCTGTTGGGCTGTGTTGACTTAACGGTAATAGTGTCAAAAAAATCAAGCTCTAAAGCGGCTGCTACTCCTGCGTCATAACCTACGGTATTTAGGTCTAGCAAAGTAACGCTGTCGCACCTTACGGTCGTTTCTTGCCTAGAGGCTACGTAAGCCTTAGCGTAGTTAAGGGCCTCAGCTGTAGTCTGCATTAGTAAATCAGTTTTGTTATAGCTGTGTAAAAAATACTTGTCTATAGAGTCCTGGTTAGTAGCCGTTTGAGTAGCTAACCCTGTAGCAGTTATTGAGGCTTTGTTATACACCAGGCTATCGTCTAGCACCCAGCGTACGTTTTGGTATTGAATACCTGACCCGTCATCTGCAAACACTGTCGGAGTACCGGCAATAGAGCTAGAAGTTAACGCTCGATCTTGAAAAGTTACGTTACCGCTAGCGTCCATATATACCGCGCCGTACTCGCTAGTTTCTACGGTTTGCAAGGCGTTAAGTGCAGTCCTGGTAGTGCCAGGGTCAGCCTGTAGCGTCGTCTGCCCTGCGTCTATATCGCGCATAGAGTTAGGCCATGCGATCTGGTCTAAAATGTTAGTAATTCTAGCCCCTGATAACTGCCCAGCTGTAGCACCTGTAACAGTTGATACAGTACCCATATTAAGTAATCTAAAGCCGTCTGAGGCCGTTAGCGTCGTATAGGATACCTCACCTACTACCTGAGCCTGAGTAAAGTTATAGCCTGTTATATAGCCTGCAAACAGCGGATAAACCAGCCCCGTATTATTGTCAGTTGCAGTTATCGTAACCTTACGTAAAGGCAGCAAAAGCCCCGCATAAGGGCTGGTTAGGTTTTCTGGGTTAAAATCGCCGTTAATATCGGCAATACGTATAGAAGCAGTACCGGCCTGGAATTGGTCGGCGTTTGCATTACGTCCACGCTGGATACTTACAGCCTGGACTTGATTAGATACGTCGGCTGTAACAGTGGCACTATCAGCCAACACGTTAACGCCTAATACACCAGAGCCGATAATCATAGCCTGGCCAAAAGACGCACCAGAGCTAAAGTTAACTATGCAGTTAATCGTTGGGGCTGCCATTAGCTACCAGCTGAGGTAAGGCTATTACCTGCCCTGTTTAATTCCTGTAAAGCCGTTTGTACTGTCTGGTAAAACTCAAAGGTAGAGCCTACGTTTATGCCGCCTTGCAGGTTGACGGTTAGGTTAGGTGCTGGTCTGTTTTGGCCTGCAGTACCGCTATAGCCTGGGTCCCCTGGCATAAATGGTGCGTCTATAGCCATTTCATTATTTACAAAATCTTGGAAGCTAGGGATAGCAGGGGCCATGACAGGTAACGGTTTAGCGTCTGTGGCATTATTCCCAGAGTTAGCTAAAGGCGTGCCCTGGAATAAGCCACCAGGATAGGTAAAGGTCTTTACAAAATCCGCGTAAGACTTAGCATTTTCTTTACTCATAGCCAAGATTTCAGCAGCGTTGCGTTTGTGCGCTGCTAGTATTTCGTTTTGACGGGCTACCTCTGCGTCTGCGTTCTTTTTCTGTAACGCTTCTAATTCTTCTAAAGATCTTAAATCGTCTGCCTTTTGCTCTGTTTTTAACGCCTGTAGAGCCTTTACCCTGGTTTCTTCTTCTTTAGATAGTTTGCCCTGGGCTGCTGCTGCTAGTTGGATATTATCTAAATCAAACTTAGCCTGTAGTTTCTTTACTGCCGCTGTTTGCTTTTCTAGTGCCAGCCTTTGCTTTGCGTCTTTTATAGCTTTTGCTGCCGCCTTTTCGGCGGCCTTTTCTGTTGCCCTCGGGCTTTGTCTGTTTGTGCCTATATTTTCTGCAGCTACGGTAGCTCTACCTAAATCAGCTAAAAGAGTAATAAGTGAACCAATACCGCTAAACTTTAAACCTACCCCTAATAATTTACCAAACGTACTATCTGTTACTTTATCTATTAAAACACTCATGCCAGTAATCGCGAACCCTATTTCGCTGGCAAACTTTTCCATAGATGAAGCCGCATTATCTATGCCTTTTTCGTCGCCTATTCTTTCAATGCCTTTAATTAAAGCAAAGCCGATAGTTTCGCTAGCTTCTTTAGCGGCTATTTGTAATTTAGCCATAGAGCCTGCATAGGTATCTACTGCGGCGGCTGCCCCGCCTTTAAATAATACAGTTAACCGTTTTTGGATTTGTTCAAAGTTTAAAGTTTTTAATTCAGTTTTAGTTAAACCTACGCCTAATTTACCTAAAGCCGTATTTTGCCCCAGGTAGGCCTTACTTAAACTTTTTGAAACTTGCTCTACTTCAAAACCTGTAGAAGCTGAGATATCTAAAGTAAGTGCTAGTAATTGCTGAGCCTTGCCTAAATCTGAAGTAGCTCTAATTAGTGTGCTAAACGCGGGACGTAATTTATCTTCTGAAACAGCTGTAGCTCTTTGAAGGCTGTCTATATATGCATTAACCCCAGTAGCGGCAAACGCTAAACCTAGATTTTTAAGCTGGTTATTTAGTACTGCTACCGCTTTAGATTCCTCTAAAGCTGCCGTTACTGCCTTTTTAGTAAAGGCTGTTACTGCCGTAGTAGCTGCGGCAAAAGATAATTTAGAAGCTAGCCCCATTTTCTTAAAAGACTTTTCTAAACCGCCAATACCTTTAACGGCTTGCTTAGTACCTTTGTTGTTATAGCTGACAATTATCGGGACTTTAATAACCATTATTTAGCCAGCTTTCGATTTACTATAGCTTCGGCTTTTGCTATAGCTGCATTGGATTTAGTAATAATTTCTGGCCTATTGTCCTCTACAGCTTTGTAAGCTATACGGCCTTGCTTACCGCGTACTGTTACGTTTGACTGATCTCTAATAGCTTTAATGAACCTAGTACCCTGGGCAGTCTTACCATTATGCCTACCGGCCCACTCGTAGATATTACCGGCTGGGTCTGCGTTAATTAGTAAATAGGCTTTGCTAGTCCAGTTACCGCGCTTGCGCGCTCTGTCTATCTTTGTTTTTAATCCCATTTTTATAGGTTTGGCTTCAAAGGTTAAACGCGACCACTTGCCTTCTTTGACAGGTCTAGCCCAGCCGCTTAAAGGTGAAACCGTAGGCGATAATTGTCTAGCGTCTATCTGGGCTATTTTCATAGCCTGGTAAATTGTTTTATTCATCTCTTTTAAGGCTGCAGGGTCAAATTGGCGTAAAGCTCTAACCGTTTCATCTAGCCCTACGATTTTTGCTGTAGCCACGCTTTGCCGCCTCGTTTCTATCTTTTAGTACTTTGTAGACTGCCGCCAACATCTCCGGCGACATCTCTACAAACTCTTTAGGTGCTATGCCAGTTTCAACCGCTAAAGCTGCTATCTGGTAGGTGAGTAGTTGCCTATCACCTAACCAGCTAAAGGGTCGCTATCTAGCACCTCTACTGCCTTTAGGGTGTTAAGAAAAGCCTCACCAAATAGAGCTACAGTCTGCCCGCTGCGTTTAATCGCTAGCCAACAAAGGTAGTAGACGTCGGTCTGTTTTTCTTGTTCCCTAAAACATTTATTTATGCCCATTTTTGCGTACGCTTCAAACTCTACTTCGATAGCCGGCGTTATGTCGTATTCCTCGACTACGCCGGTATCGCGTGTAATTTTTAACCTTGCCATTTTCTAGCCCTCTTTTCTAATTAGCTTACTGCTGGAAACGGTGCTGTCTGTGCTGTAATGTCAAAAGTAAAGTCAAGTTGAGCTACTTCACCGTTAGCACCGTTAATAGGTGTGTAACCGTTTACGAAGCAAGAACCTTTATAAACTGGGTTTGTAGAACTTGCAGTAGAGCCGCTTGCGCCGATTTCAAACGCTGCAGACGTGCCGCTAAGGCTGTCTAGTACTGCACGTGTTGAACCTGCCCCGATAGCTGCCTGGTCAATATAAAGGCTGCCGCTAAGGGTTGAAGCCTGCAAACCCTTTAGGTATTTGTGTGCTGCGTCGCCCATAGCTGTAATTTCTAGCTGATCATAGTTTACGTTAATGCTAGCTGAGATAACTACGCTTGACATATCATAAGTACCTAGTTTTAGGTAAGTATTATTTGTAAAATAAATTGCCATTATTCCTGCACTTCCTTTACTTTAGTAGGGGTTGGGCTTACTGAGGATTCCTCTAAAGCGCCAATTTTTAGCAAGTGTGGTAAGTCCCACCCTTCTAAATCTGTGTCGGTAACGGTACCGCCTAAGCCAACGCCGGCGATTTCGTTATCTATCATTACTTTGTAATTAGCCATTAGTTAACTCCAGCTACTTATTATCTCAAGGCCGGCTTCACTCTGAAGCAGGTTTCCAGACGGGGTTTCTAGTATTGCAGGGGCACTAAAACTAGTTATATTTATTGTTAAACCAGAGGCGGCTAACTTTGTCATAACAGCTAGGTAGTAATCCTCTAGCTTGGTCTGGCTACCTAAGTTATCCATAACTGGCACTAACAAAAATAACTTAAAACGTACCGTAGGGGCTATGGCAGTTTTAACGTTGCTGTTAACCAAAATAAAAGGGTCGTCATTGGCGATAACTAGCGAGTTGCTTAAAGGGATTTCTGGGACGTGATTAAAGACTGTCCAAACTCCAGTATTAGCTAGGGCTGTAGCTAGTGTTGATCTAAGGGTAGTTATGGCTGCAGGCATTAGCCCACCATAGAGTTAGGCGATAAGTATGGGGCTATAAGTCCGCGTACTTTTGCTATAAGGGTATTGCCTAGCTGATAAGGCGAGGCTATAAAGCCGTCAATAGTAGTAATGCTGGCCCCTGGGGCTTGTCTGGCTTGCCAGATAGTCGTAGCTAGTGCAGCTGCAGCTTCGCGTACAGCTGGGACACTTGCATAGGCTGTAGCGTGATTAGGTCCAGTAACTAGGCCGTAAGGTCGAGTTAAGTGTGTAGTTTGATCTGCAGCTGTTTTATCGTAAGTAAAAGTATAAGTACCGTAACCGGTAATAGTTTTAGTTCCGTTAAAAGTAGTGCCTGCCGCTGATATGACTACAGACTGGCCAGTTACAAAGCCATGAGGTGTAGGGGTCGTAATCGTTGCAACGTTTGCGCTTAAAGCTGTTGCAGCTATAGGGGCAGTGTTAAACCAAAGATACTTATTGAGTATTTCCTCTGTAGCAGAACAGACTTCCTCTACTGAGGCGTCTGTGTAAAGGGTAATTCCAGTTATGTTGAGCAAGGCGCGTAACTCAGCTTGCGTTATATATGTTGCAGCCACGCGCTTTACTCCTTACGTTTTGGGCCTAGACCCCACCGGACTAGGGGCAGGGTCTAGGGTTCTAGGGTTTTAGGCTTATGCCTTGTTATTCTTGAACGCGCCGCCGTCTGCCAAGTTAGCAAGGGCACCGTATCCGTAGTACATGATTTCGATTTGTCCGCTAGCAATTACGTTAGTGGTTAAACGTAGTGCTGGGGATTCGTACCAGGTGAAGCAGTCAGGGTTGACGATCAAAAGCGTACCGTCGCCGTCGCCTGAGTTTGCATAATCTACGTATAGATCAAGTCCTGCGACGTTGCCGCGTAGGCTTGATACTGATACTGCGCCGCCTGCGTTTTGTGGCTGTTGCGCTGTGTAGATTGGTCGCCCTGCGTCGTTAAGGGTCATAATGTTTGCCCATTGTCCGCTTGAAGCGATCATGTTACGAGCAAAACGCTTTGAGTTTGAGTACACGCTAGCTGCACCGCGTGAAACGATACCTAGAAGCTCTGCAGCTGTTGGGTAAGTAACAGTAGTAGTAGCGTCTGTAGTAGCTGCAGTAATCAAAGCACCGTTAACAAAGTTATTGGTAGCTAGTGCGTAAGCGTCAGCCATTTGTTGAACCAATACGTTTAAAAATACTGGGTCTGAACGGTCAAACAATTCAACGGATACAGTGTTTTGTCCTGCGTACTTATTTACAGTAGCAGTTACAAACTCTACCTCCATGCCGGTTTCTGAAGGTGCTGATCCTTCGTTTGTATCGGCAACCGTAGGGACGGTTTTAATGCGAGGGATTTGTAGCGACATACCCATAGCAGGAAGGCTGGCAGTGTTGATAGCTTCAATGCTTGCGCGGAAGCTGTCAGACTTGCCGTTAAACAAAGTAGTTAGCTGAGGTGTTGGGATAAGTCCTGCGTTGTTTGTTGTTGAGTCGTCAGCTGCGCGTACCCAGATTGCAGACTCGCTGCCTGGATCCATTGTTGCCTTTACCTTATGGAAAAGGTAATCGGCTGGTGTAGCGATTGGGCTACGAGGTGCAGTATAGGCAGGTGCCGTTACTGTTGGTCGTGAGGCTTCTACCGTTTGTGCGGCTTCTACCTCGGGTGCTGGGATAGCGTTGTCCACGCTCGCCTCACTTTCGGTTGGTTGGGTTTCTTGATTTTCTGTTACTGATTCAGGCTCTACCTCGCTCGCGGCTACGGATTCGACACCGGCCGACTTGAAGGCTGCAGCTTGGACCAAAGATACTTCCCGTAAGACAGCGGACTGTACGTAAAGTATGCCGCCTCTTTCCTCGCTCGCGTCAACAGTTACGCCAACACTTAGGCCGTCGCGTAGATTTTCGCTAGCTTCAATTAAAGCGTCTGTACCTTTACTAGTAGCTGATACTTTAAAAGTAGCGTAAAGGCCTCGCGTATCCTCGCTTATGTTTTGTGCAAACCCTAAAGGGTCTGTAGCTGAGTGCTCTAATAATAATTTAATACGGCCGTTAGTTTGATAATTTATTGAGCCTTGCTCAAAAACTACTTTACCTACTGAGGTGTTTCCAATTTCGCCAAACGGTACAATTTTACCTGCGATAATTCTACGCTCTTGGTCTGTTGCTTCTATTGAGCTGTTAAAGTTCAACTGCATTAGCTGTACCTCCATTAGGTGTTAAATCTTCCATTTCGCGGGCTTGTTCTACTGTAATTAAATTAAGGGCTAACATTTTTTCTATTACTGCTAAGCGTGTTAATGCGTCGCTACGTAAGTAACTATCGTCTAATGACATACGCACGTAATTTTGACTGTTAGTCATATCGTTCATAGATAAGCGTTCCTCGATTGCAGATATAAAAGGCCGTAGGCTCATATCTACAAATTGTTTTCTTTCATCCATTACGTTGCTGTACGTCATTGAAGCGTTAGCGTCCGCACTTAGGAGATAGGCCGGTACGTTACAAAGTCTGGCTATCTCAGTAGCTAATTCTTGTTTAGCTTCTGAGTACATCATATCTTTAGGACTAAAGGCTGTTGGCTCATACTTAAGCGTGCTGGATAGATACGCTGTGCTGCGCTGTGTACGTGCCAACTTCCAACTAGCTAGTAGTCCGGTAATTTGTTCCTCAGGAAGGTCAGCCCCCGAATTTTGAATATACCCGCTCGCGATCGGCGTTTCGGCTGCAACAGCGGCGGCTTTTTCTAAATTAAGTGCAGCGCGTATAGTTCTACCGCCTCTATTTAAAATACCTTCGTCCATAGCTTGAAAAGTAATTAAACTGCCGATACCGCTATTAGGTCGTTCGCTACCGTCAACTGCATAAGATTTAACTAAAGTGTTTGTGTTATTTAAAGTAACTGTTACGCGTGTGTTAGCAACCCAGGCAAACCTACTTGGCCGCCCGTCATCTGCGTAAAGCTCGGTAACTTCCCAATATGCAACGCCGTAAAAAAATAAAGCGTCAACAGTCCAACCTAAAGTAACCATACGTGGCTGCCTGTAGTCTGGTTGATCTAGCCAAATTGGGTTACCTAATTCTTGGCCAGTAGATTTACGGTAAAGGTGTAGCGGTAACGTTCCTACTACACCTTTAATTAACGCTGCAGCTCTAGCGACGGAAGGCACAGCTATAGCGTCGGACCGCGTGATAAAAGTTTGAGGCGTAAAGAATAAGCTACTAGGGTCTGGCTCAAATACAGGCGGGTTATATTGCGCGCGTATCGTCGGGGTACTTTGAGGCGCACTAACGGCGTCTACTAGGCGTAATGATTGTAGTAACCCCACGCGGGTACTATATACCTAATTTTAATAATTTGTCCGATTTGTTCGGCGTGTCTAATTGACTATTATCTGTGCGACTGCCTGAGGCCTTGAGGCGTAC